AAATTCACTATATTAGTAGTATGGAAAATTGGAAAGACATAAAAGGATACGAGGGTAGCTATCAAGTTAGTGATTTAGGTAGAGTTAAGAGTATTAAGTTTAATAAAGAAAAGATACTGTCTAAAACAAATTTAAGTAATGGTTATTTAAAAGTTTCTCTTTGTAAAGATGGAAAGGCAGAAACTAAAACTGTGCATAGTTTAGTTGCTCAATCTTTTTTAAATCACAAAAGTAACATCTATATTGTTGTAGACCATATTAACAATGTTAAAACAGATAACAGATTATCTAATTTACAAGTAATATCACAAAGAGAGAATTCAACTAAAGATAGAGATAATAAGTATTCAAATTACGCTGGTGTAACTTGGCATAAAAATGACAAAAAATGGCAGTCATCAATAATAGTTGATGGTAATCAAATATATTTAGGATATTTTAAATCCGAACATAGAGCATCAATAGCATACAATTTTGCATTGACGCAATTAGATAAATTAAAAGAATATAATTTAACAAAATAGATATGGCAAACACTTTAAAATTTGGTGGCGGAACGTGGGCAACTAAAAAGGGTTCAACTCTTGCTTATAATGATGAGGATGGAAACTTTAAACCATTACCATTTACATATACTGGTGCTGGTAAAGGTACAAGAGTAAACAAACAAGGTTTAATTGAGGTTGTAGAAAACGACAGACCAAGAATAGATTATACAGATAGCGAAGATGGGGTATTTCTTTTGGAAAAGGCAGCTACAAATTTAGTTACTTATAGTGAGGATTTTAGTCAATGGATTAATTATTCACAAGGGACTGGTTCGCTTGCCACTTTAACAAGTAATTATTCTATTTCACCAGACGGAACTAAAAACGCATCAAGAATACAATGTGTATTAAATGGTGGTAACACATCTTCAGATAGGTCTTATATTAAGTTAAGCGGTTTTAGCGGTACACCATTTACTTGTGCTAAATCTTTATATGTAAAAAATAATCTTAACGTAGAACAAACATTTTTTATTGGTGTTAACGCAGCATCTGATAGAGTTACATTACCAGTATCAAATAAGTGGCAAAGATTAAAAGTTGAAGGAGGTGTTTTAAATGCAGAATTTAGAATTGGAATAACTGGTAATAGTTTACATAGTGATAGTATTGATATAGATATATTCGCAGCGCAATTAGAAAGTGGAAACATAGCATCTTCATACATACCAACACAAGGCACAATCCAAACTCGAGTGCAAGAAACTGCAAGTGGTTCTGGAAACTCGGAAGTTTTTTCTGATAGTCAAGGAACTCTATTTGCAAACATAGCTGCGAATGCAAATGATTTAACAAGTAAAGTTATTTCTATAAATGATAATAGTGGTAGTAACGTTATTAGGATGGGTTACGCTGCATCAAGTAATGAAGTAAATTTTATTGTAAGAGCAACTACTAACAGATATAGTTATAATCAAGTATTAGGCGATATAACTACATTAAATAAACTCTCAATATCTTATAGTTCAAGTGGGGCAAAGGTTTTTATTAACGGATTTTTATCCGATAGTGGTGCTTTAAGTAGCTTACCAACTGGATTAAGTCAATTAGATTTTAGATATGGTAATGGTACTCTTCCTTTCTACGGAAAAACAAAAGAAATTTCATACTATGATGAAGTTTTAACAGACCTTGAATTAGAAACGCTTACATCTTACAGAACTTGGGAAGAAATGGTAAAAGAATTAAACTTAAATATTATACACAATGAGTAATACACTTAAACTGGGCAACGGACAATGGGCAACTGGTAAAGATACGGTGCTTGCCTATAACGATTTAAACTCTAATTACAAGCCATTAACTTTTTCATTCAGCAGAAATAGTAGTGCTACTGTTGTAAACAAAGATGGTTTAATCGAAACAGTTGGTAGTGGAGAACCAAGAATTGATTTTAAGGATAATACTAAAGGTGCTTTATTGTTAGAACCGAGTAGGAGTAATTTAGTTTTAACAAGTGCAAGTGGAGCTTATGGCAATAGCCCAGCATCTGAAACAAATACAATTTCTCCAGATGGCACAAACAACGCAGTAATACCAACGCCAGATAGTACTTCTGATAGATACGAATACGCAATAAGTGGAGGAACATATTCCACAAACGAAAAATTGGCTTATTCTTGGTATAGAAAAAGAATATCCACACCTATAAATGTTTCTTATGTAGGGGATTTATATTTTGCTCTTATACAAAACGCTACACAAGTAGGTTCAACAACTCAAATACAAAGTGATGTAAATGGTTACGATAGATTTGAAGCAGTTTTTAACATAACTGATGGTTCTGCAACAACCATTATTAGAGGTTATTTTGGTCAAGTTATAGGTGTAGGTAATTCATCAATTGCTTACTTTGGACACCAATTAGAAGCTGGCAGTTACGCTACATCGTATATCCCTACATCTGGAAGTGCAGTAACGAGGACAGTAGAATATTCTAAAAGAATTAATTCGCCAATACTACAAGCAACAAATCAGTTTACTTTGTTTTTTGATGCTACAAAGTTTTTAGAAGTAAATGGTGGGGTTGGCAACTTTGATAATATTATGCTTAATTTAGGTGCTGGAGAAAGTGCTTATGATAGTGGTGGAGGGTTACATATTTACAATAAAGTTTGGTATTATTTTAATGGTTCTTCTTCTATAAATATAGGTATTTGTTATAATTCACTAACTGATTCTAAATTTGCAATATCTTATGATGGAACATCTTTTCATAAATACGCTAATGGGGTTAAATTAGGAACATATACAGTATCAGCAAGTATGGTTAATTGGGATTCAATTCAAACTGGTGGTCTGTCTGATGCTCAAGTTGATGAAAGAACATTTAATATAGCAGATTTAAAATTATACAACACAGCATTAACAGACCAAGAACTAATTGCATTAACAAGTTAATTTTCTTTACATAACAAACACAATAAGATAAGATAATTAAAAAAACTATACATAAGAGTAACAAATACACATATTAAACTAACAAGAGTAAATAAATTAAATTATGATTAAATTAGGAAAATATCAGTTCGATAGTAGAGAAGCAGCACAAACAAAAATTGATGCATTAGGAACAGCAACAGATGAGGACGGAAACGAATACCCAACTCACAAACACACAATCGTACATTTAGGAAATATTGTTTTAGAACAAGCAGTAATTGACGAAGATGGAGAAATAGAAACAGAAGCAGTACTATCTGACGATTGGCACGTTGATGTTCTATGGAATGGATTAGAAGCTGACGAAGATGGAACAGTTGACCATCCATATGGTTGGAAATCAAAAAGTGTTGATATTGATGGAGATGGTGTACACGCTTTCTTTGGATTGAACTACGATGCTTTAAAATTCTAAAGTTGGATATGCAAGATATAAAAATAGGAGCAATTAATTTACTGACTTTTACTGTTAGTTTTTCTAACGTTGAGCAATGGCTAAAAATAGCTTTATTAGTTGTTTCTATTGTTTATACTGTATTGAAAATATTTAAACTAAAAGAACCAAATGAAGCTAAGTAAAAACTTTAATAAATCAGAATTCGATTGCTCTTGCGGATGTGATATGCCTTTAAAGGTTTTGCATAACGTTCAGAAGTTAGCAAACCAATTACAAGTACTACGAAACGTTGTCGGTACTGCAATTAAAATCAATAGTGGATATAGATGTCCAGATTATAACGATAATGTCGTAAAAGGTGCTAAAAATAGCCAACACAAGTTAGGTAAAGCATCTGATATTGTTATAGCTGATATGACACCACAAGAAACATTTGAATTAGTTGATTTGTTGATTAACGAAGGAGAGTTATTGCAAGGTGGTTTGTCCGCTTATGCTACATTTACACACTACGATATAAGAAAAACAAAAGCACGTTGGTAATGGAGATAAATTTAATTTTATTAGTGCCAGATGCTATGATGGTTGGATGGCAATATTACAGACCAGATGATAACTTTAACTATTCAGAAGTAAATATATTTTTATTCTTTGGACAGTTACAAATAAGATGGAATAAAGATGAATAAGATATTAGGATGGTTTACTGGTGGTGTTGTTAAAGAAGTAGGTAAAGTAATTGATAGTTTATTTACGTCTGATGAGGAGCGTTTAAAAGCCAAGAACGAAGTGTTTAAGGTTCTACAAGAACAACAGTTAGAATTACAGAAACTACAAACAGAAATAGTATTAGCTGAAGCAAATGGTAATTGGTTGCAAAGAAGTTGGCGACCAATACTAATGTTAGCTTTTGGTTTTATTGTTATTTATGTAAAGTTTGTTGCACCATTATTTGGTTTACCTATTCCGCCATTGGAAAATGAGTTTTGGAACTTACTACAATTAGGTATTGGTGGTTATGTAGTAGGTAGAAGTGCAGAGAAGATAGCTGGAAATATTACAATAAATAAAAAATAATTAACTTTTTGTTTTTTATTCCAGATAAAAATATATAACTTTGTAATTTATTAATTAGTTACTGTTTTATAGTAAAATATTAATATAAAAAAAAAATAAAGAAATATAGCTATAATAAAATAAATATAAGTGTTCGGAGTGTTATCTAAAAAAAAAGGTATATATCTTCAACTTTATAGCTAAATATTTTTGTTTTTGTTTATAAGTTAAATATTTAAACACATATTTATTTGTATATTTGAACAAGGAAATATCTTAACTGTTTTTCTTTTCATCTTATTTTGTTTTTAGATTACTATCATTAAAAGGGTTCAGCTATATGTTGAATCCTTTTTTTTGCCTTTAACAAAACTTTAACATTTCTTTAACACTTTTATTTAAAATGCTTTTGTAGATTTGTAGGGTAATTAATAACTAAAACAAATATTATGACAATTTATGGTAACTTATTAGAGCAATTAGAGGAAGAAAATGAATTATCTTTTTTTGAAAATCAATGTGAATTAATTTATACTGCATTATATTCTTATCAAAATGTAACTGCTGAACAAGGTATAGCTATTAGAAGTGTTATATCTTCTTCTGATATGGCTTACGAATGGTGGAAAGAAAGTATTGTTGACTTTTGTGAAAACGCAAAGTATTTAGGTGTTACAATAAACGATGTAAAATTTTATATTAAAAAATCAACATTAAAATATGTTGATAGCTTAAATAACTATAAGCACCAAATAAACACATTAAGAAAAGGATTTATAATTGCTAATTAAATAACTAAAAACAACAAGGGGTGTAAAATCCCCTTTATAAAACAAATATTATGGAAGAATCAAATTGTTGCGGTGCAAGTAGATGGTTAGAAGCCGATATATGCAGCCAATGTAAAGAACACGCTGACTTCTCTGATTGGGAAGAAGAAGCAAACGAGCGAATGAAAATAATCGGTCAAAACGGTAATAGTGGAATACACTATACAAAAGAAAAAATCAAAGAACTATGGAAGCAATGCAGAGTGATAAAAAGATAAACCAAGCAGCTTGGGATAAATTAAAGCTACAAATTGAATATCATATGGAGCAAGACCCAAACCTAACAGATGTTAAAATTAACTACCAGTTAAAAATTCCAACATACGGAACAAGAAATTTTTTAAATTTAAAAGCAAGTTTGCAATAAAAAGTAGTATATTTATAAACCTAAAATTAAAATAATGGAAAAATTACAGAAAATTCAAGCCGAATTAAAAGCACCAAAGAACCAAAGAAATAATTTTGGTAAGTACAATTACAGAAGTTGTGAAGATATTCTGGAAGCAGTTAAACCGCTTTTGAATAAATACAATTGCACATTAACAGTATCAGACGAAATCAAAGAACTTGGTGGAATCTTATTTGTTGAAGCAGTTTCAATCATATCTGATGGAGAAAACCAAGTACACGTTAAGGCACAAGCTGGGATTGACCCAAACAGAAAAGGAATGGACATTGCACAATCTTTTGGTAGCAGCAGCAGTTATGCTCGTAAATACTCTTTAAACGGATTGTTTTTAATTGATGACACAAAAGATGCTGATTCAACAAACACACACGGAAAAGCAACAAGCAAAGTAACAAGCAAAGCAACAAACGATGATAAACCTTGGTTGAATGAAAACACACCAGAATTTACAAAAGTAAAAGCATATTTAAAAGGTGGTGGTAATTTAGCAAACGTTGAATCAAAATACAAGATTTCAAAGAACACAAAAGACGCATTAAAACAATAATTATGAACGATATAGAATTAAGACCAACAGACAAGAAAGACCATTACAGATTATTCATTAATGGAGTAGATGTAACTGGCGAACAAGAAAGAAGCTTGTTCAGACACATAATACAAACCATTGACAATGGTATCGATAACTAATATTAACAATTAAAACCAATAGAAACTATGAGTGCATTAATCAATTTATCAATTAACCTTGACAATTTACCAAAAGAGAAATTTGTAAAAGGAAAAAAAGGAACGTATTACAACTTTACATTATCTGTAAACGATGATACAAATGCCTATGGGCAAAACGCATCAGCATTTGATTCTCAAAGCAAAGAGCAAAGAGATGCAAAAGAACCAAAGAAATACATCGGAAACGGTCAAGTTGTTTGGACAGATGGAACTTGCGTAAAAGCAGAGCGACAAGAAGAAGCACAACCACAACAAGCGGTTGTATCAAATGATTTGCCATTTTAATTAAATAAAATAAGGGGTGTTAATAGCATCCCTTTTTTTACTTATGTGGGTATACAAAGGCAAAGAGATTACAAGTAGAACTGATTTACCATTAGAAGCAATTGGGTTCGTTTATAAGATACGAAATCTAAAAACAGACAAATTGTATATTGGTAAAAAGATACTCCTTAATAAGCGTACTAAACCACCGTTAAAAGGATATAAGAGGAAGAGAATTGAATATGTTGAAAGCAATTGGTTAAAATATACTGGAAGCAATATCCATACAAAGATTTGGGGTGTTGAAGATTGTTACCGAGAAATAATGTATATTTGCTACAATCGAACAATGATGACATATTACGAAACTATGTTACAGTTCAAAGAGAATGTTTTGGAAAGTGATAAATTCCTAAACGATAATATTCTTGGCAAATTTTATAAAACAAAAATACAGAAATATATAGATGATGAACAAAATAAATTTGGAGGAGGATAAAGAAACAACAAGAATGTTAATGCAGCAACTTGAAGAAGATGCAAGTATTGATGTTGAAGAAGTTATTAAATATCCGCCAGTTGCTATTAGCTGCGGAATTTACCAAGATAGAAATTTTGATGGTAGTTATACAGAATACCCAGTTCCAATTGGTACAGATGGTAATTTCTCTTTTGTACAAGCATTTCCAAAGGTTGGTAAAAGTTTCTTTATGAGTTTACTTGTATCAGCTTATCAAAGCGGTTCAAATAGTTATAGTGGTAAAATAAAAGGACATCGAAGAGGAAGAAAGATAATTCATTTTGATACAGAGCAAGGAAGATTCCACGTTAGTAAATTAGCAAGGCGACCTTTAGTAATGAATCAATTGCAAAACGATAAAGATTATCATATCTATGCAATGCGTGAATTTGGTTGGCAAAGTAAAATTGATTTTATTGAACACATTTTATTTGATAAATTTGAAAACGAAAAAATAGGTTTGGTTATTATTGATGGATGTGCAGATTTATGTTCTGATGTGAATAATATGGAACAAGCAAATAATGTTGCTGAAAAACTATTGCAATGGTCTGGTAAATTAAATTGTCATATTACAACGATTATACACCAAAACTTTGGGAGCGACAAGCCAAGCGGAAATTTAGGTTCAGCACTTGAGAAGAAAGCGGAAAGCCAAATTAAGTTAGAGAAAAATAATGCCAACAAAGGTTGGGTAACTGTTGAGTGCAAAAGAAGTAGAAACAGACCATTTGAAACGTTCAGCTTCCAGATAAATAATAATGAATTACCAGAGTTTATAAACAACGATTATACTTTTTAACAAATGTGTTATATTTACAAAATATGACCAACTGGAAAGAAAAAGATTTATTTGAATGGCTATCAAAAAACCATTACAAAACATTAGTAAATAGTAAAAATCCAATATCAAGATGGGATTGCTACGATATTGAAACACAAAATAGAATAGAACTAAAGTGTAGGCGTAAACATTACGATACATTAATTCTTGAGAAATCAAAGTACGATGCTATTTTAAAAGAATCAGATAAAAATTTTGATATTCCAATTTACATAAATAGTACACCAGAAGGAATCTATTTATTCAACCTAAATGACATTGAGCAAAAGTGGTTTACTAAATCACTTCCAGCAACAACAGAATTTAAGAAACGTTTTTGGGTAAAAAAAGAGATTACAGAACTAAACATAAACAAAGCAAAAAAACTAAAATAAGATGAAAACAATTAAACTTTTAAACGGAGAAGAATTTGAAGAAAAGGATATTCTTGAAAAAATGATGGATGATTCATTTTACTATGGGTATCTTGGAAAAAACGCTTTGAGTAGTTCAATGTGCAAAAGTTTGATTGAATCGCCAGAAGCATATGTAAGGGAACTAAATAAACCAGCAAAGGCAAAAGAACCGCAACCATTCAGAGATGGTAGGTTGATACACCTATTGGCTTTAGAACCGCACAGAATAGAAGAACTAACAATTATTGATAGCACAAAAGGAAGTAAGCTATACAAGTTAGCAGTTGAAGAAAAACCAGCACAATCGGTTTATACAAGAGCAGAACTAAACAGATGCCAAGAAATAGCTGAAGCAGTATTACAGAACGAAGAGTACAAAGAACTTGTTGCAAATGCACAGTTTGAGATTCCAGCCATATCTAATTACAACGGATTACCATTTAGAGGAAAAGCAGATATGTTACTTGCTGGTGTTGTATGTGATTTAAAAACAACAAGCGACATTGATAGCTTTGAAGAAGCTGCTTTATTATATGGATATGATTTACAAGCTGCATTGTATTTAGAACTGTTTGAATGTTTTGAGTTCAAGTATGCGGTGGTAGATAAGAAAACAAAAGAAGTTGGGTTCTTTCAATTTGATGATGACTTTATACAAGGTGGATATGATAAGTTGAACAAAGCAACTGAAAACTATTATAAGTATTTAGAGAACAAAGAATTTTACGATTTAAACCTATAAATATGAATGATAAAAAACAATGCAATCAAATGCATCGAATAGCATACAGAAGTTGCTTGGATAATTACTTTACAACTGGAGATAGAAATGACATTTACGAATACTGGTTGCAATTAGTTGAATCAAAAAGAACTTGTGAAGCGTTAGGTGTTCAAAAAGCATTGGAATTTATTGAACTTTGGGAAAATATAGATGGCGAAGATTAAGAAGAAACTAAAACCTTTTAAGAACTGCGACCATAAAGCACAATCATATTGCTTTAATAAGGGGTTTATGATAACTTTAGAACCAGCTGGTGCAAACTATAAAGTAAAGTATCAAAGAGGGCATAGCGTTCAGTATTATATGCAAGGGAAAGAATTTAATTTACAAGATGCATATCAATCAATTTGGGATTTATACACCAAGATTTATAACTACGATAAACAAAAAGAAAATGAATCAAAAACAAACAGTTAATTTTATAAATAAAACTTCTGGCACTAAACTAATTGAACACACAGATGAATTTAGTTCGTATGATGCATTTGATGATAATTATATTGTTGAGATAAAAAACAGAAGAGCAAACCACAAAGACCCATTTCTGGAGGTTAATAAAACTGTTATCAATATGAAGAAAGCAAAAGACCAGAATAAAGATTATCTTTATATCCAAGCAGATGGAACTGGTGTTTATGTATTCAATATAAGTAAACTTGATTTGGATTCAATACCAAAGAGATTCTATAACGTACCAGCAACAACTGACTTTAATAATAAGAAAAGAATAGATAAAGAATTTTGGGTTCTTAAAAAATCTTATGCAACAATAATAAATATATAATATGAGAGCAACACAAACACACTATGACAACGGCAAAGATTACGATGTAATTGATGTAATAAACGATTTTAATCTTAATTTCAGCAGAGGAAACATATTGAAGTATATATGTAGGGCTGGTAAAAAGAAAGACGAATTACAAGACCTTTTAAAAGCAAAGGACTATTTAGAAAGAGAAATTGAAAGATTAAGGGAAGCAAATTAGCTTCTCTTTTTTTTGCTTAAATAAAAATAAATGTAAATAAGTTTTGTTTATAAGTAAATAAGTATTAGATTTGCTTAACGATAATTTAAAAACAAACACAAAATGGAAAATTTAAGTAGAGCAGCAAGAATAGGAAAGCAAACTGAAAAGATTTGTTTAGTATCATTAATTATTATTGTAGGTTATTTCACTACAAGAACAGTTGTAAGTTTAATTTTTAATATTTAAGATATGATTAATAATATATTAAGAAAGGGTATTGAATTATTTTTTAATTTTATGATGATACTGTTGGGAATGTTTTTTGCATTTTGGTTTGCAGTTATGATAATAATAATGTTTAGATAATGGAAGAAAGATTTGAAAGAATACAGTATTTAATTGGTAGAACTGAAAATACCTATTTAAAAAAAGAAATAGAATTATTAAAATTTGATATAGAATTAGAAATACAAAAATCGAAAAGTTATGCACACTAAACTAAAAAACATTATTAAAATAATACAACCAGAATTTGAATCAGAAGATAGCTGGTACAATGAGCAACTACCAAACGAAGTAAGTTTGTATTTAGATACTGACGAACATTTAATTGATTTACATTTAAAGGATGATGTGCTGCATACCAACATTTGGATTGAAGAAGAAGAATATGAACTAACAGAAGAAGATGCAGAATTTATTTACAAGCACCTAAACAATTTGCTTGATAATGAAATTGAATTAACAAAGAGATATTACCAAGAAGAAAAGTTTGAACAAAACAGATATTAGATTATGAACATAACAAACGAAGATAATATGGAGCTAATGGCAAGGTATGAAGATAACTACTTTGACCTTGCGATAGTTGACCCACCTTATGGGATTGGAATAGATGGGCAAAAAGGAGACACAAAGGATGGTGTTCAAATTAGAAAAGCACATACTTTTAAAGATTGGGATAACGAATGCCCTAACGAAGATTATTTTAACGAACTAAAAAGAGTAAGTAAGCATCAAATTATTTGGGGTGCAAATTACTTTCCACAATTTTTAGAGAAAAGTAAAGGATGGATTGTATGGTATAAAGGGCAAATGGGTTTAACAATGTCAGATTGCGAGTTAGCATATTCTAATATAAAAAGTCCTACAAGAGTTGTAAATATACACAGAACGCATATCTGGAAAGATAAGCCAATACACCCAACACAAAAACCAGTAAAACTATATGAATGGCTTTTAATGAACTACGCAAAAGAGGGCGATAAAATACTCGATACACATTTAGGTAGTGGAAGTATTGCTTTGGCTTGTCATAATCTTAAATACGATTTAACCGCTTGTGAATTAGATAAAGATTACTATGAAGCAGCAATGAAAAGATTAAAAGAACACCAACAACAATTAACAATGTTTTAATTATGAACAATAAACAAATAGAACAAATAAGCGGTGCAATAATCACATCGTTTGTAAACCTACATTTTTTAGAAGAAGCAAAAGCATCTGGATTATTTAGACACAGAACAAAAAACAATGTAAAGAAAACAATCGATGACTTAATAGAAATAGAAACCAATTACTATCAGAAAGTCGAGGAGGTGGACGAAAAAGATTTAGGGGATAAGTTAGTCGCAAATAAATTAGAGTTCGTTAAATGGCTTTTAAATGAGTTTGATTTTAATGACTTAACAAAGATACAAGAGGTTTGTATTGCTTATACAAAAGACAAAGAACAATTGGTAGCAGCATCAGACAAAATAAATATTGAACACGGAGCAGAAATAATTGAATAATATGAAACACAGACTACACTACAACGAAGAAATAGCAAATGAGTTATTAGATAACTACATTAAGCTAACTGGGTTTGATTTAAACAGTAGACAAAGACGACCAGAAGATGCATATACAAGATGTTTGTTCTACAAGATATTAAAGGACTTAAACGATATGAATGATAGAATGATTGCAGAGTTTCTTGAAGCAAAAGGACGAAAGACAAACAGAGTATCGGTTTACCAAGCACTAACAAAGGTTGAAACATATTACACAAGTTTTAAAAGGTTCAGACAATTTTACGATGTATATTTTTCAGACCAAAAAGAATTGGGTATTAAAAGAGATAGACGTAAAAAGATAGCTTTTAAGGAAACTATAAAAGAAATTGATACAAGGCAAAGCAAAATAGGAATGGATGCTTTAGACATCCTTATTAGTAATATACAATTTGATAAACGACCAGAGATTTTGGAACTTGTTAGACTACGAGTTAAATCTTGGGAATGGAAAGCAAAAAATGAATATGAAATAATTGAATGTTCTGGACAATTAGCTGGAACTTGGTAAATAAATATAAATATGGAAGAAGCACAAACACTTGAAGAATTTAAAAGAAAGCAACACAAAGAGGTTCAACAAAGAAAACACAACTATAAAATGAATCCAGTTACTGGTTGGATTGATTCAAACACACTTGAAAGTTCTTATATTAGATATAAATCAAAAAAATAAAAATTATGAAAGGACACGAAACACCAAGTAAATTAAGTTTTAAGCATTACGATAAAAAGGTTTCAATAACTTTTGACCATAGTGATATTGATATGGAGCAGTTCTATGAATCTTGCAAACATTTGGCATTAGCTATTGGCTTCGGTCATAAAACAATAAATGCATATTTTAAAGAACAAGTATAAGAAAAACTTATAGTAACATAAACAACTATAAGAAAATAATATAGTATATTTTGTAAATTTGGCATAAAAACTTATTATATATATGATGAAATATTATACATAAAAACAAAAATATTCATCTACAAACATAATCAAAAACATACAGTATAAATTTAATAATATAAAGTGGTTTTGGAGTAGCTATACTCTGGAATCACTTTCTTTTTTGTTTATAACTTTTCACACTTAAATACGTATATTTATAATATAATTTTATATATGTTAGAAAAGGTTTACCAGTCGCACAACAAGTGGATTAATACAGTTCTTAAATTCGGTTGCTCAAAAGAAGAAGCAGAAGATATTGTTGGCGATATGTATTGCATTATTGGTAGGATGCTGAAAAAGGGTTTGAATATATCATACGGAGATGATGTAAATTATTATTATATTTATCTCACATTACGCACTTCATTTTTACAGATGTACAACAAGAAGAAAAAAGAAAACAAAGTATCTTTGGATTTGGTTTTAGATTTAGAATCGCAAGAATATATTGATTATGATTTAGCAGATGAAAAACTTGTTAAAGAATTAGAGAATTTGCATTGGTACGATAAAAAAGTATTTAATCTTATTCAAAACGAATATAGTATTACAGAACTATCAAACAAAACCAGCATTACATACCATTCTTTATATAACACATACAGAAAGACAAAAAGTAAACTAACAAAAAAGATTTTAGAGTAATGAAGTTAGGAGATTTAATTGAACGCATTACATATTATACTGGTATCAAATGGATAGTCAAAAAGATATGGGTCGAAGATTGTGGATGTGATAAAAGGCAAGAAGATTTAAACGATATTGAATTATGGTAGAAGATAGATTAATATGGAACGGAGTAAAGCAAAGAATTACTTCAAAGATGAGCAACGAAGATTTTAAAACGATGTGTAGATTACACGCAAAATATTTTGACCACAAATATCATCAACCTTGTACTTGTAATAAAACAAGATTAAGGCAATGGATTGAACAATTAAATGACAAACTAATATAAATATATGAAGCAAAAAAAACACACAGTAAACGAACGGTTAGCATTAGTTGAAAAAGTAACGTACAAATTAGCTTTGGAAGTACAAGCAATAATCAAAGCAATTAATTTGACAAGGGAAGAAGATAAAAAGGAAACCGAATAAAATAGCTGATATTTACTATTATATAAGTATGAATAATCAAATTTTTTCAAACTATGGAAAGTAAAAGAGGTGGTAAAAGAGAAGGTGCTGGTCGTAAATCTAAATCAGAAGAAATGGAATTGATTGGTATGTTGAATAAACATATTGATAAAGACGAAGCAATAAAGAAACTAAAGGTAATGATTGATGAAGGGGACTTCAAAGCAATTCAATTATATATGAATTATATGTATGGTAAGCCAAAAGAAACAAAAGACATTTCAATAACATCAGAACAACCTCTATTCGATTTATAGAATGTTCCAATCAACAACTGCAATAAAGAAGTTACACGCTCTTAAAAAGCGTAAGAAAGTAATTCAAGGTGGTACATCAGCTGGTAAAACATTTGGTATACTGCCTATTCTTATTGACAGATGTATCAGAACACCTTATTTAGAAACAAGTGTAGTATCTGAATCAATACCACATTTAAGGAGAGGTGCAATGAAAGACTTCCTTAAAATAATGATTGAAACGGGTAGGTATAGAGATGCACAATGGAATAGGTCATCTTTAAAATATACGTTTACAAATGGCTCTTATATAGAGTTTTTTTCAGTTGAGCAACCAGACAAATTAAGAGGTGCAAGAAGAAATGTATTGTATTGTAATGAAGCAAACAATATACCATTTGAAGCATACAATCAATTATCAATAAGAACATCTGGCGATATATGGATTGACTTTAATCCAACTGCAAACTTTTGGGCGCATAAGGAAGTCGCTAATCAACCCGATGCTGATTTTATTACACTTACCTATTTAGATAACGAAGCGTTGCCACAGACGATTGTGGACGATATAGAACAAGCAAAGGAGAAAGCAAAGACATCTGAATATTGGGCGAACTGGTGGAAAGTATATGGACTTGGGCAAGTGGGTTCTTTGGAGGGTGTGTGTATAAAAGAATGGCAAGAAATTAAGCTTCCATTAGAAGCGAGGTTGTTATGCTATGGGATGGACTTTGGTTATAGTAATGACCCAACAACATTGATTGCATTATACAAGTACAACGATGCGTACATATTCGATGAGGTTATATACCAAAAGAAACTATTGAATAGTGATACTTCAAACCTATTTAAAGCACACGATATAAATGCTATTGTGTATGCTGATTCAGCAGAGCCAAAATCAATTGCAGAATTAAGAACTTTAGGGCATAAAGTATTGCCTTGTACAAAAGGAAAGGATTCAATTGTGTATGGTATTAACTTAATCAACCAAAACAAAATATACATTACAAGCAGAAGCAAAAACCTAATCAAAGAATTGCAATCATATACGTGGATGAAAGACAGAGAGGGGAACACTATTAACAAACCAATTGATGCTTTTAACCATTGTATTGATGCAGCCAGATACGCAATCACATCTCAATTACAAACACCAAACAAAGGCAAATACAATATTAGATAATGAGAAACGAAGAAATGATTGCAACTGTTGAGTGCTACATACATCACAGAACGGACAAAGAAATAAGAATAGCAAGACCAGTAAATAGTAATCAATTTTTTCTATTAACAAAAGCGTATGAAAATTGTAAGGGCTTTTTCATAAAACATTAACTTTAAAGTATTATATATATATGAACATCGAAATCAACGTACCATCTTCATTAAGTGAAATCACATTAGGGCAATATCAAAAGTTCCTTAAAATAGCTGAAAACAATCCAGATGGTAATTTCTTGAATGCTAAAATGATTGAGATATTCTGCGGAATACCTTTATCAGATAGTTACAAATTAAAGATGAGTAGTGTTACTGCAATACTTGATATCTTAAATGAGATGTTGGCAATTACACCACAACACGTTGAGAGGTTTAAAATGAATGGTATTGAATATGGCTTTATTCCAGACCTTGACGAAATGAGTTTGGGGGAATACATTGACTTGGATAACAACGCTTCTAAATGGGAGCAAATGCACGTTGCAATGAATGTGCTATACAGACCAATCAAAACAAGTAAGGTTGGTAAATATAATATTAAAGATTACGATGTAAAGTTTCCAGAGGTTATGAAAGATATGCCTTTGGATGCAGCTATTGGTTCACTTTTTTTTTTCTACAATTTAGGAATGGAATTAGCGAATCATACGATAGCTTATTCAGTAACTCCAGCGGAGATGGAAGCTATTCAAGGGCAGCTAACTTCGCAACAAAATGGGGATGGTATCAATCAATTTATGGACTCGCTAACGGAGATGTTACAAGGTTTGAAGATATCACTAAATTAAACGTGCATCAATGCTTTACAATGCTTTCTTTTATGAAAGAGAAATCAGAGATAGAAGCACAACAAATAAAAAATAAGTTTTAAATGAAAGGATTTTATCAAGTAACGGAAACAATAAAGAACCAACTGTTGGCAGATGTGAATGTAAACACAGTTACAAGTGGGGATATTACAAGGATAGATTTATCAAAGCAAACGATGTTTCCATTATCTCACATCATTGTTAATAATGTAGGAAATGAAGATAGTGTATTACGTTTTAGTTTATCTGTTTTGTCGATGGATGTTGTTGACTTTTCAAAGGAAGAAGTGATTGATATATTCAGAGGTAATAACAACGAGCAAGATATATTGAACACACAGTTGGCGGTTCTTAATAAGCTGGTGCAAGTTTTAAGAGGTGGTACATTACACCAAGATTTATATCAGTTAGATGGCACACCAAACCTTGAACCTTTTTACGATAGGTTTGAAAATGAAATGGCTGGATGGGCATTAACGTTTGATGTACTTATTCCAAATGATATTGAGATATGTTAGCCAATGTAAAAGACGAACTAAATAGGTTTGCTAAATATGTTATAAGCCAATCAAGAGCGAATCTAACAAGGGGCAAAAAGAACAGTTCAAAAGATTTATATAATAGTTTAGATTCCGAAGTAAAGGTTTCTAAAAACAGTTTTGAGTTATCTTTCTTGATGGAAGATTATGGATTATTTCAAGATAAGGGTGTAAGTGGTGTAAAGAAAAAATATAACACACCATATTCATATACAAGCAAAATGCCTCCTCCATCAAAAATGGATAAGTGGATTGTAAAGAAAGGTATTGCACCAAGAGATAAGGATGGTAAATTCATCAGCAGAAAATCATTGCAGTTTATGATTGCAAGAAGTATTTATAATAATGGTATTAAACCGAGTTTATTCTTTACAAAACCATTTGAAAAAGCATTCAAAGGATTAAGTAAAGATTTGATAGAAGCATACAAATTAGATGTAGAACAATTAATGAAGAATACAATAAACAACAAATAAGATGGCAGATTATGTACTATTAAGAAGTCCAGCGTATTTCACTAAATCAGCACCAGTTGGAGGTTCTGTAAAACTTGAGATAAAAAATTCAAATGGATTTGTTTTATATGAAATTATAAAAAACAGAAGAACCAACACTTTTATAAATTTTGAGTATTCAGAATTGGTAAGAGATTACGTTGGTATTTACCTTTACGACAATAATGAAAAACTTGTTGACAATGTTGAATTTGAATTAGTTGGTACATCTTATACTGGTGTAAATGGAACTGGTACTGTTGTTTCTACAACTTCGGTTGATAAAATTGGTCTTGATGGCTATGGCTACTTTGAAGATGGTAGAAATCCAGAAGTCACAAAGGGTTGTTTACTTTCAAATAAAGTTATCTATAAACTTGCTGATTCAGAAATATCAATTCCTTATGCAACAGAGAACACAACAAGCGTTGCTTTTCTTTATAAAGGAGAGATAGTACATTCTCAAGTTGGCGGTATGGTTAAATTTAGTGGTGTTGATTATGTTAGTAATACTGGTTACACCTCACAAAGTTTTAAAGATAGGATTGAAAGTGCATCATCGGTTAGTTATCCAAAAGCGGTTTACGAAGAAAATGAATGTGTAAAACAATTTTTAGATGAATACGAATTGTATGAAGTTGATGAAGTAAGAATTGGAACAACTGAAGGATTAGAAACAATAAAAGTTATTACTGTTGACGAATGTAAATACGAACCAAAAAAAGTTGTGTTTATTAATCGATGGGGTGCTTTTCAAGATTTATGGTTCTTTAAAAAATCAGATGAAACTTTAGGTACAACAAGAGAGCAATTTAAGAAATCAAATACAGATGGTTTTTATGGAACAAATGAACATCAGAATGTAGCTTTCAATGTAAAATCAACAAAGAAAATAACACTTAATACTGGTTATGTAAGCGAAGAGTATAATGCACCAATGCAAGAGTTGTTGCAATCTGAATTGGTTTGGATGCGTGTTGATGGAAAGAACATACCAATGAATGTAGAAAGTAAAAACTTAAAATTTAAAACAAGTGTAAATGATAAGTTAGTTGATTACACAATAGAACTATCTTATTCTTTTGATGCTATAAACAACATTCGATAGATGCAAAATATACAACTATATATTGAGGGAGAAAGAGTTGATATGTTCAAGGATGAAACTGTTTCAATAACAGATACCATTCAGAACGTTAAAGATATTGGTAAGATATTCACAGCATTTTCAAGAACGTTTAGTTTACCAGCAAGTAAAACAAATAACAAGATATTTAAGCATTATTATAATTTTGATATAGTTGATGGTTTTGATGCAAGAATTAAAAAGGATTCTTATATCGAACTAAATAGTTTACCTTTTAAAGATGGTAAAATAAAACTTGAGGGAGTTGATTTAAAGGACAATAAACCACATACATATAGAATAACATTCTTTGGTAGTACAGTTACCTTAAAAGACCTATTAGGCGATGATAAACTACAATCTTTGGACTTAACTACATACGACAAAGAGTATAGTAATACTGCCGTTAGAAGTGCTTTAACATTTGACCCTACTACAAACGATGTAATTGTGCCTTTGATTTCTCACACAAAGAGGTTATTTTACGATAGTACTTCTGGACACGCACACGATGATTTGTTAAGTGGCAATTTATATTATGAAACTGGTAGTGGTCACAATCACGGAGTTCTTTGGAGTGATTTAAAATACGCTATTAGAGTTTCTAAAATAGTAGAAGCAATTGCAACAAAATATGGTCTTACTTTTAGTGATGACTTTTTCAATAGTTCAAATGAGCATTACTATAATTTATTTCTTTGGTTACACAGAAAGAAAGGGAATGTTGAAAATCTAACTGGTGTTAATCAATCAATTGTTGATGGTTGGCTTGGTACAATATCTCAACCAGTTGCAGCAACAGAAATGGTTAGTTCAACTACAATGAGAGTAAGTGGAGACCCAACAAGATACTTATCGTATAGCTTAACCTTTACATCAACAACAACAGATTCTTATAAAGTTTCTTTGCAAAAAGATGGGGTTGAGGTTTACAATACTGGTAGTATAACGCAAGGGGTTTTAATTGATGAATCAGATTTTGATATTCAAAGAGGGGATTATACTGTTTTTATAGAATCTTCAACTGATATAACTTTTTCTGAAATTGAATGGGATATAACATACAGACCATATGGCGGTGCTGATGAAAATGCAGTTTATCCAACTGGAACATATAATCACGTTAGTTTATTTGAATTTATTATTAGTCAACAAATACCAGAAATGAAAACTATTGATTTCTTAACTGGAATATTTAAAACGTTTAATTTGACTGCTTATATTGATAAAAATAGTGGAGATATAATTGTAAAAACTTTAGATGATTTTTATAATGATGGAGGTTCTTATGACATTACAAAATACGTTGACAATAGTAAAAGTTCTGTTAATATATCTTTGCCATATAGAGAAATAAATTTTGAACACGAAGACACAAAAACATTTTTAGCAGCAAACCATTCTCAAAAATTTGGTAAAACTTGGGGAAAAGAATCTTATGTAGGTGGCGAAAAATTAGATGGTGGAATCTATAATATTAAAACACCATTTTCACAATTAAAATATGAGCGTTTAGTAAATGAAAATAATAATTTAAATACAACTGTTCAAGTTGGTTATTATGTAGATGATAATCAAGAAAGTTATTTTGGTAAGCCGTTAATATTTTATCCTATTAGACAGTCAACAAATACTACAACTATTTCTTTTTTAACAGATGAAACAACACACGTTCAACAAACTATTTATAATATACCATCAAATAGTGTTTATTTAAGTAGAATGAGCGGAACACAAAACATAAACTTTTATGCAGAAGTAAATGAATATACTGGTTTAAATGATTTTACAGATACTTTATTTGAAGTGTTTTATAAAAACTATATAACAAGTGTATTTAATCCAAAGAACAGAATTACAAAAATAAGTGCTTACTTACCAATGAAAATATTATTAAATTATAGTTTAGCGGATAGGTTTATAATTGGAGACCATCAATATAAAATAAATTCTATAACAACAAATTTCAAGAATGGTAAATCTGAAATTGAATTATTAAATGACTTATGATAAAAGAAATATTAGATTTATTAAAGGATACAGATTGTAAGGCAGAGGTTGTGCAGTTAGCAAAGGGAAAAAATAAGTTTCCAGATAGTTTTAAAGAAATATTTACAAGACAAAAACAAGATATAAGATGGAAAAAATAGTTGTTGAATTACAAGCAAAAACAGACAAGGCATTAAAGGGAATTGATTCGGTTGCGAAAAGTGTTGAGGACTTAAATAAAGAAGTTGTTAGTTCAAATAAAGCAACAGAGAAATCTTTAAAGGGTGTTCAAGGTGCTTCAAAGAGTGCTGCAAAAGGAATCAAAGCTGTTGGTACAACTTTAAAGGCAATTGGTATTGGTTTAGTTATATCCGCATTAAGTAGCTTAAAAGAACTATTTTCTCAAAACCAGAAAGCGGTTGATTTATTTAATACAGTTTTTGAAACTGCTGCTATTGTTGTTGGAGAAGTTGTAAATGCTTTTACAAATATTTACGATGTATTAACACAATCAACAGACCAATTCGATGCACTTGGAAAGGTTATGAGTGGTATTCTAACATCTGTGTTAGCACCTTTTAAAATGGCTTTTTACGGCATTCAGTTAGGTATGCAAGCAGCACAATTAGCTTGGGAGGAATCCTTTTTTGGAGATGGCGACCCAAAAGAAATTAAAAGATTAAATGCTGCTATTTTAGAAACCAAAGACAATATGAAAGAAGTTGCTGATGAAGCAGTTGGTGCTGCGGTAACAATCTATAATAATTTCGGAGAAGCGGTTTCAGAGGTTGGTAAAGTTGGTTCAACAGTTATTGAAGAACTTGGAAAAGTAAGTGTTACTGCTGCTTACGATACTGCAAAAGCAAATGTTGATTTACAGAAATCTGCTGAATTAGCTGCTGCAAGACAAGGTTTAATCTTTGAAACTTTTGATAGACAAGCGGAAAAATTACGACAAATAAGAGATGATGAAACGAAGTCAATTGCGGAGCGTAAAAAAGCAAATGATGAATTACTTGTAAAGATTGCTGATGCTGAAAAAGGAATGTTAGCACAAGCACAAATGCAGTTAAGAGTTGCAAATGCTGACCTTAAAAGAGATAAAAACAATGTTGAATCACAAGTTGCACAGATAGAAGCTGTAAAAGAATTAGCAGCAGTTAGGGCACAAATTGAAGGTATTCGTTCAGAGCAAATGTCAAACGAAAATGCTCTTAATAAAGAATCTTTAGAGTTAACAAACGCAAGGTTAGAATCAGAATCTAATTTAAGCATCGAACAAAAAAGGTTTAATGCTGAACAAATAGAAGATGAACTTTTAAGGTTAACTAAATTAAAAGAAATTGATGAACTTGAAAAAGAACAAGAAACTTTAAGGTTAGAAGCTATCGTTGAAAATGCAAATGCTGGAACACAAGCAAAGATTGATGCTGAAATAGCATTGAATGAATTTACAGAACAATCAAGGCAAACAGATTTAACAAGAACAAAAGAGATTGCAAAGGCAAAAATAGACCTTGAAAAAGTACAAGAAGAAGCAACCAAGAAAAGGGTGCAAGGAACAATTGGAGCGTTGGGTTCATTGAGTTCTGTGCTTGGAGAAAGTACTGCTGCTGGAAAAGGTATGGCAATAGCAGCCGCAACAATGAATACCTATCAAGGTGTAACAGATGCATTAGCAGCAAAAACTTTTACTCCTTTTGATACTGCTTTAAAATTTGTAAATGCTGCTGGTATCTTATCAACTGGTTTAAAAACTGTTAAACAAATAACAGCGGTTAAAATACCAAATTCTGGGGGTGGCGGTTCTGCTCCATCTGGTGGTGGTGTTAGCATTCCATCTGCACCTCCAGCGTTTAATGTTGTTGGAGCAAGTGAAACAAGTCAATTGGCTGATTCTATCGGTTCACAATCACAAGAACCAACGAGGGCTTATGTAGTTTCTGCTGACGTTACAACTTCACAAGAAATGGATAGGAATACAATTGAAGGTGCATCAATTTAATTACAAACAAAATATAAAATATTAACTTAAAAGTATTATATAATTATGAAAATGATAGAATTAATTTTAGATGAAGATGAAGCTATTGGAGTTGAGGCAATTAGCGTTGTTGAAAATCCAGCAATTGAATCTGATTTTATAGCACTTAACAACCAAGAAATTAAACTTGCAGAAATAAACAAAGAGAAGCGTTTATTAATGGGTGCTTTATTAATACCACAGAAGCCGATATACAGAAGAAACGGAGAAGAAGAATACTATATATTCTTTTCAAAGAAAACAGTTGCAAGAGCATCTCAAATGTATTTACAGAATGGTAATCAATCACAATCAACATTAGAACACGATAAACAATTAAAAGGTTTAACATTAGTTGAAAGTTGGATAGTTGAAGACAAAGCAAAAGATAAAACTGCTTTGTATGGTTTGGATGTACCAGTTGGTACTTGGATGGGTTCTGTTAAAGTTGAGAATGAAGACCTTTGGAATGACTATGTGAAAACTGGTAAGGTAAAAGGTTTTTCAATTGAGGGATATTTTGCTGATAAGTTAGAGCGACCAAACGAAGAGTTAAAAGAAGATTTATCTGCTGAAGAAAAACTAATCAACGAACTTAAAAAAGCATTATCATAATGAGTAGAGCAGTTTATTGTAAGTGTAAAAATACATACTCAATTGAGTGTAAAACGAATCAAGGTAAAGAATGTAATGCACCCGAATATTGGAAGCAAGGAATCGGTAGAATAAACGCAATAGAAGACGAAAACTAAATTAATATATATAATGAAAACACAAAGAGAAGTATTTAACAAATTATTTAAAGAAGAGAAAACAGAATTGTCAACGCAAAAGATTGAGTTGGCAAGGAAAGCACCAGCAGTATTAAAAGATTTTGACAAATTAGATAATAAATTAAAAAAAGCAGAGGGCAATATTTCAAACGCATTTAATTCATATAGAAAAGCGTGGCAAGATTTTCAAGATATTCTTGATGATGTTGCTGGTGATAGAAGTAAATTAGAAAACGATGTTGCAGAAATTAATCAAGCTGCTATGGATTTAGGAGTTGATTTTGATTCTGTTGATGGTTTAAAGAAAGCAAATGATTCTTCAAGAATGTTAGATGGTTTAATTCCAGATTTAAGAAGATTATATGATAAGCCGAAATAATTAAATTAACCAAAACGCAAAATAATAACTAAATTTTATTATATAAATATGAACACAAATCAAACATTAAACAAAGTTAGAACTTTGCTCGGTATCGAAGTGAAGTTGGAACAAATGAAGCTTGATAATGGGGCTGTTTTAGAAGCAGAAGCATTTGAAGTTGGTGCAGAAATCTTTGTCGTTGCAGATGAAGAAAGAGTTGCAGTACCAGTTGGAGAATATGTTACTGCTGATGGGATGACAATCGTTGTTGCAGAAGAAGGTATCATTGGAGAAATCAAAGAAGCTGGAGCAGAAGAAGAAGCACCAGCAGAAGAAGAAGCACCAGTTGAGGCAGAAGTTGTTGAAGAAGATTTATCAACAGAAACAGCTACACCAAAAAAGGTAATCGAATCAGTAAGTAAGGAAACTTTCTTTTCTGAAATCGAAAAGTTAAGAACTGAAATAGCTGAATTGAAACTTGCAAAAGTTGAGGTTGAAGTTGAAGAAGTATCTGTTGAATTATCAGAAGAAGTTGAAGGGATTTCACATAATCCAGAAAATGGAACTGAAAAGAAAGAGTTGAACCTTTACTCTCAAAAAGGTAAGAATAACACAATGAGTAGAATTTTTAACAAACTAAATAAATAAAAAAAAATTATGAGTTTATCAATTACGAGTACATATTCTGGGGAATTTGCGGGTAAGTACGTTTCGGCAGCGTTGCTTTCTGGAAACACAATCGCAAACGGATTAATCGAAGTTAAGCCAAACGTAAAGTTTAAAGAAGTATTAAAAAGAGTAAGTTTATCTGGAGCAATTGCAAATGCAAGTTGTGACTTTACAGATGCTGGAGCAGTTGTATTAACTGAAAGAATTATTGAGCCAAAGGAATTACAAGTAAATTTAGAACTTTGTAAAACTCCTTTTCAATCAGACTGGGAAGCTGTATCAATGGGGTATTCTGCACACGACAATATGCCATCAACATTTTCTGATTACTTTATCGGATTAATGGCTGGAGAGATTGCACAACAAACAGAACAAGACATCTGGAGTGGAACTGCTGGTGCTGGAACATTTGATGGTTTTGCTACATTATTAACTGCTGCTACTTTACCAGCTGGTCAAGACATTACTGGAGTTTCTGTAACTGCTGCAAACGTAATCGATGAATTAGGAAAGGTTGCTGATGCAGTACCATCTTCTTTATACGGAAACGAAGATTTATACATTTATGTATCTCAAAACGTATGGAGAGCATACAAGAGAGCATTAGGCGGATTCCAAGCAGATGGAAAAGGTGGAAACGGTTCAATGGCAATGGGAACAAACCAAGATATCGATATTCAGTACTTCGATGGAATCAAGGTTGTATGTGCAAACGGATTAGCTGATGATACAATGGTATCAACTTTGAAATCTAACTTATATTTCGGAACTGGTTTATTAAACGACCAAAACGAAATCAAAGTATTGGATATGGCAGATTTAGATGGGTCTAAAAATGTTAGATTTATTGCTCGTTATACTGCTGGAGTTCAGATTGCAGTATTGGAAG